TCATCTTCAAATCCATCTGAAATAAATCCAAATGGTGCCATATCTTGTTCTATTTGATTTTTTTGTTCTTCATAAATTCTTTTTCTAATGTCATTATCTGACATCTCTTTAAAATAATCCTGTGCAACTAACCATGCAAATATGACAAGACACATTGCTAGGTCATCATTACATCCCTCTTCTGCCTCAAACGAATTATGTTTTTGTGCAAAAGTAGTTAATTCTGAAATAATATCATAATCAACAGTAAGTAATTTATCATCCTCAAGCATAGTTTTCAAATTAGAACAACCCAACTTCTTAACTGCTGCCGTCATCCTTACACCAAGTTGAGTCTTTTTGCCAGAGAATCCTTGACCAACTATCTGTCCGTTTCTACCTCTCATAGAAGCCATCAAAAGATTTTCATATTCTAAATCATATTGAAGAATACTTGCTACTTGATCACCTATATCATTTACTTCTATCAACAAATACGCTTGATTATATGCTTTAGCAATGTCAAGTATAATATTTGGAAATAGCATAGGTTTAATTTCATTATTTCTATACTTTGCAACTACCTTATATGGAAATTCTGTAGTATCAAAAACTATAAAAGCAGAGTAGTCGTTACCTAATCCTCTTGCCACGTCCACTGTAATTATATAATTATGCTCTTTTATTGGATTTTCGAAAATATCAAGTCCAGCATTTCTCTTTAATGGTTCTTCATATACAAGATTTTTAAGTTTAGCTGGACTAATAAGAGTATTAACAGAACCTAAGAATTCACATTCAAATTCAATCTTAAATTGTTGCTCTGAAGTATTTGCAATAGTTTGTGCCTTCCATGCAGCATCTCTACCTGGAACTTGAGACCAATGAACGTCAGTAGGAACATATTCATTCTTACTTCTTTCAGCATCGTGCCAATACCTATAAAAATGATTCATCCCATGCGGAGTTGAAACCATTATTACTTTTGTTGTTTTACCAGAAGTAATAGTAGGATAAACAGAACTAAAGAAATCTTCTGCAATATGATTTGGAACGAATGCAAACTCATCAAGGAATAGTATGTTAAACGACATACCACGAACCGCACTAGCAGATGTAGATGCTGCTAATATTTTTGATCCGTTTTCCAATTCTAATGATCCTTTATTCCAAGATATAATACCTTGCTGCATCCACTTAGGAAGATTCTCATAAGCAGTTTGTAATCTACCCAATAAGTCTCTAGCAGTCGCTGCTTTGTTTGCAAGAATACCAATATTCACACTATCATTAAAAACACAATAATGTAAAAGATATGCTACAGACGTAGTAGATTTACCAGTCTGACGAGGCATCTTACAAATATTAAATCTATTATCATGAAATCTTTCTATTAATTTCTCTTGGAAATCATATGGTTTAAATTGAACGAGTCCCTCATCAAGAGAAACAATCTTCATATAATTCTTGGCAAAATATACTGGATCTTCCTTACATTTTAAAAATTCAAGAATATTATCTTCACTAAATTCAATTGGAGTATTTGCTTTTTTTAGATTGGGATTACCAAGATATACATCATTGCTAGGCATAATTTATAATTTATTTTTATTATTAAGTAATCCTTGTTCTTTTAAAATTTTTGATAATTCAGTTGTTGAACCTACAAACAAAGCATTATTAGTAACTTGTGTTGGTTTTCCTTTATCTTCATCAATCTCTTTAACTTTCTTTTGAAGTTCCATTAATTTATCAGTAGTATCAGCAACTGATTTAATAATCTGACCTGCAACTTCATATGCTCTCGGACTTGCACTTTCACCTGCCAATTCCATTATACCATTAAGAGATTCTTGTCCCTTTTCAATTAATGAATAAAGATTTGCACGAGTATAATCATAGTCTTGATCAACATCATTAGTGACATTCTTAAGAGCATCCTTTCTCTTAATACATCCACCTTCAGGAGTATCCGATACTTCAATACTACTTGTAGTATTAAGTGCTTCATCTATAGAATCATAATTAGACATAATAATTAAGTATCTTTCTGTAATGTTGGACTATAAGTTTTACCATCACTAAAATCAGTCCAAGTTTCACTAAATCCAAAGTCATCTTCTGGTCCAGCAGTAATTGGATCAGGAACTACACTATATCTTCTTTCACGTTTAGCTGTAGAAGTATCAGTACCTGCATATTGATCCACAATAACTTTTTTAATAAGTCCGTCAGATGTTTGTGCGATTGGTCCAAATAGATATGTTTTTGCTGTAAAATTTAAAGTATATATTAATGCTCTTCTAACTTCAAAACTTCCTTCATAATCATCTTGAAATGATATATTATCTAATACAACAGGAATATCTCTTTTCTCCCCAATAGCAGATACTAAATCTACAGTTAAAGTAAATGAAGGTTGAAAATATGGTAATATCTGCTCAATAATCTGTAATGCATCATCATTTAATTTACTAAAAATATTTAATTCAAATCCAATATTGTAAGGAACTGGCATAAAAACTTTTTTCATCTTATCATCAGATGTATCATTTACTTTAAATGTCTGAGTTACACCAACTTTTCTTGCAGGATCATATTGTATATTGTTCATTTCAAAAGACATTCTAGGTAAAGTTATAGCAACTGATTTTGATAACTCAGCTTGTTCCTGTATCTTTGCCAAATATTTTTGTTGAGGTCCATAAGAAAGACCAACTTTAATATCATCAAGAATAGTACCATCACTTTTTTTATGTTTAATATTAATATTATTAAATAAAGTACCAAAAGAAATAATGGTTTTTCTTAAAATTTCGTGGTAATAATAAGTTCCTAACATTAGTATTGTCCAAATGGGTTTGATTCTGAAAAATCAAGTAATGAATCTGCTTCTGTTTCTATATCTTCATTAGAATCAAATGCTTGATCATAACTATCAAGGTCATGACTTTCAATTATATATTGTGCTGAAGATGCTGAACCAACAATAACTTCACCACTATAGAATTTACCAGTATTTAGTGATACACGTAAATATGTAGGAGGATCAATCTTATCTGTATCATAATCTTTCTTAAAGTCTCTAACCTTTGCTGTAACCCCAGAAGATTGCCCTGTAACCGTTTCATTATAAACATAAGTACCAATTCCTGAATATGGACTATTAAACGCAATTGATGGGGCAACAGTGTATCCCATACCAGAATTAGTTATACGTATAGTGCTTATTCCTGTATTACTTGTATCAATAACTGGAGATAATACTGATGTATTAATTCCTGTAGGTGGTGTTGTAACCGTTGTAAGGGCAACATTAGCATATCCATCACCAACTGTATTTAAATTAACTTGATATATGCCAGAGGTAGTTGAGATTGAGCAAGTAGCAATTGCTCCTGTTCCACCACCACCACTAAAGGATATTGTTGGTGGAACTGTATATCCATAACCAGCATTTGTCATTTCTAGTCTTAAAATAGAAGTGACATTATTAACAGTCGTAGTAATTGCAACAGCACTTGCACTATATCCATCTGTTGGTGCTGCTGAAATGACAACATTAGGAGTAGAAGTATATCCAGACCCATCATTACTAAGAATAATTTCTCTAATACACCCAGTTCCTATACTTGCAGTTGCAGTGGCTGTAATTCCAAGTCCAACTAAATTAATAGTTGAAATATATCCTTCATCACCTACAGTATCATCAACCTCATCAATACTAGTATCAATAAGTTCATTTTCATATTCAAATAATTCACAACTTAAATCATAAGTATAAAGTTTACCTAATTGATAGAATGGTTTTTCAAACTCTACCCTTTTTATTTCAAACAATCTTTCACCAAGTGGAAAATATATTAAATCTCCTTCTTTTGGTCTACTGACTAAATCACCAAATGTATAATCAGTAATTCTACCTTCTCTAATACCAGATGATATACCTTCAAGAAAGGGTGCAATAAAATCTTCAAACCTTTCTCTAGATATTGTAAGATTTATTTCATTCTTCAATCTTAATCCAAATTTAGTCATTACATCACTATCAGGAGCATATCCATCATAATTATTCAAATATGCTTCTAAGATAAAACTATCATCAAACTTTGATGATTGAACTTCTTTTATAATATTATCTGTTTTAAATATCTTTCTAGGAAGATAATATACATCAGTGCCGTATATTTGGATTTGCTCGTTAACTAATTGTTGAACAAGATCTTGTTCACCAGTTGATCCTTGTAAAAAATATGAATTTAATGCCATAATTATCCAATAAAGTCATATGGTGGTAATTCATATTCTTGAGTCATTCTTTGTTTGATATCATCAAGTTCTCTCTCAGCGTCTTCATACAATTCTCTACCATTAAGTTCAACACCACCTGGAAGTCTAGTTCCTCTAAATTTAAGTAGATTTTGTCCCCACTGACGTTTTATGAGTGATGTTAAATATTTTTTAAGGAAACTATCATTATAAACACCAGTAAATGTATTAGGATCTAAAATCCTATAACAATCAATAATCAAATAAGTATCTTTTGTTTCAGAACCCCAATCCATATCAATATATAATCTTCCTTGTCTTTTATTAAATCTTAGTTGTTTATCTGTAGTTAATAGAAAATCAATATCCTCAAGATAAGTTTTTGTCATTGAATACTGCAACAAATTAACAGAATTAAATTGATACAAATCATTCAAAAATAATTGATATTTTATACTAAACATTCCACCTGAAATAGTACTACTATCAAATTTAAATATTTTTTCTATACCAATTAC